CTTGATAAATGGCTCTTTGCAAACAGCGCATTTGTATGTCTTTTCTTTTTTAAGAATCATCTTTTTTCCCAGCACTCCATGCCCATGTGGTCATCAGGATGAAAAGTGATATTTTCTTTTTTAAATGAGCATATTGCAGTCATTGGATTTGCTGGATGTTGTTTTTTGAATGGAACACGTGTGAGATTTTTGCAAGTATTACAGTTTGCTTCAAATTCATTAAAAAGAGTTTTGCTTTCTTTATATGCATTATTTGAGTCAACAGAACAAACATAAGAGCCTTTTACTTGTGGAAGACACGCCCCTAAATAAATAAATTCACCGTGACTTATCACGACTAATTTTTTCGTGTATTGGCAGACATATACTCCAAAACCATAATCATCTTGAAATATAGGTTCATTTAGTATTTTTCTAGTCATTTAATTTATACCCATTCAAAATAGCCCATGCAGTAGCGTATTCAATCAAGCTAGAACTGCGTTTTACACTCATTAAAGCGGTAGATTCACGAAGATTGATAAATTCACCCTCTAACCCAGCGACGACTTCTGCACCTTCGCCAGTAACTGTAGCATGACCTGATACCAGTAAGACCTTCACTTGCTCTGCATTTCGTTTTTCGCCATGCCATACAAATCCTGCCTTTGCTATGTCGTCACAGATTGAATGAAACTTTGCGTTTTGCTCTAACGTGCGGGTTATATCACCAATTGTTACTTTTAAAACATGCCCTGCTATCAACATGGATTTAATGTAAACCCATATTTGCTGTGTTAGCACTTTATGGGCTTGTACTGGCTCGCGAAGGACGAAGATTTTTTTCATTTAATCCCGTGATGTGCTTCGATTGCACGGGCGAATCTAACTGCAGTATTCCCATAATGGAAGCAAGTGTTCATAATATCATCCTCGCTCATTGGCTCTAGCGCTGGCTTTGGATATGCCATAGCATGAGAACCGCATATAGAACATTCGATCGCATTCCAGCCTAGCCTTGCCAGCCTTTCAAAGCTTTCAGGCTCTTGCTCTACTTGCTCTCGTGCTTGCGGTGATGTGTAGAGTGGCGTTAACACAGCATCAATTGCAGATGCGTTGGCTTCTGCGGATGGTTTGTCTGTGCTGAAATATCTAACGTTCATCTCTGGCGTAAAAATAGCAAACGCAACAGGCTCAATGTCCAAGGCTTGCTGCTTTGCTAGGTAGGCTTCGATGTCTTTTAGAATATCCTTCGCCTCTTGCATTTCAGCGCGATACGCCGCAGCACGGTGTGGCTTGTAGTTCTCGCCGTACTTAGCTAGGTGATCGTTTAACAACTCCTCGGTGTTATCTAGCGCGGATTCGGCGAGTGTTTTGCACCGCTCTAGCAGTTGTGTTGCTGTGTTCATGTTTTATCCTGAAAATTTAGGTAAGTGTTTAGCTGATGGATGCCCATAATGGTAAGCAGCGCATTTACGGCACTTGTACGCCTGCATGAAATTAAACCTGCCACGCCTAGACGCTGCATCTGCTTTCTCCAACGTCTCAAACTTTTGTTTGTTGGCGCACGACTTGGTATGCCCTTTTATCTTTTTGCGAGGCTTAGGCATTATTTGATAACTCCCTTGCGCAAGCATTCAGCCACTAAGTGAGTACCATTTAAACATCCATACTTTTTTATTGCTCGGCACACGTGACCGCCAATTGTTTTATGTGAACATTTCAACAACCTGCCTATTTCCATGTGAGACAAGCCTTGGGCCAGTAGATCTACGATTTTTATTTCGTGAGCGGTTAGTTTAGCTGTGTTCATGCTTTCACCTCTACGCTCTTTGCTTGGCGCAGGTGTGTAGGGTCGTACACCTTGCCTTCTTTGTATTCGATGTAGTTCATCACTCACCACCTTTCATAAACCGTGCCCAATGCCCTTGCGGGTCTGCTGCACAAAATGCGTTGATGATTGCGTGGGTTTTGGATTCGTGAACTCGTCGGTATTTTAGAGCGTGTGACCCGTGGGGGTATGCTGAATAATCGTTCGTGCAGGGCATGAAGACGCTATCAACGGGCAATCCATAAGGAATAGAGGGGTCAGTGAATGGGTCGAAGATTCGCCAAGCGTAAAAATAATAATCATTATCAATATCTCTAACAATTACTCGCCCGTAAAAATCAGTTTTTACACGTGGCCACCCCATCGTAATAGCCAATCTCACAGCCAGTTTAGTATCGCCTTCTGGCATGGCGTTGTATTCTTTTGGTGTCATTTCACTTCCTTATATTGCTTTGTCGCTTCATCAAACCAAACTTTTACAACTGACTTCCCCCTACGATTTGCTATTTCCCTTGCGGTAGCGTCAAAAGATGCCTTTTGTTGCTGCCACATTGGGCACATGGGCGTAATGCCGTCTTTGTTTTTGTTATAAACATCAAAGCCAGACTTAAACTGTTCTACAGCAAGAGGGCAATACTTTTCGCCAGCCCTGTACGCTTTCGCTTCCTGCGCCAAAGGACACTCCCCACACTTAGTAACTGGTGGTGGTTGCCATGAGAGTTGTGAGGTCATTGAGAATCCTTATAATTTACATAAGCGATAGCCAACATTGCTATTGAGGCGCATAATAAAAATAGCCCGAATGAAAACATTAAAAAACTTTGCATCACATAGCCTTCCCATTGGCAAGACTCTTGCCTATTTCAACAGCACACAAAAACACCGCCGCCTTAGCAGCAAGCTCTAATTGTTCGCGTGTGGGGGTTGATTTTTCTGACGAAAAACTCATACACTATCTCCTGATAGTTTGAGGGCTTGTTGCGCGTTTTGCATTTCTGCTTTTACGTAGCCTATGTCCGCGCTTGGACTGATAGAAACAGCGCGACCAAGACGCAATAGTGCCTGATATAGAGTCCTATTAACCTCAATCAGCTTGTCTCGCTCTGCTTCAATTTGTGATAGGCGGCGGAGTTCGTCAGCCCATTCTTTTGCCGCGACAGGAAGCCCGAAAGCAGGCAGTGACATTTCAATCTGCTCGGCATATCGTTCTGCCATAGGTCTAGGCGTTAGGTTTGTGTGGTAGCGTCTAATTTCGTTGTTAGGTGAGCCATACTGCTCTGCTTTAGTTTGTGTCATAAAATCTCCAATAATTTATCCAAAGAATCAATCAAAACACCATCAATTGATTGAGGATGTTCGCCCATTCCACAATCAACTTCATACCATCGCATAATCTCAAACCTGAAATTACCTTCGCCCATTGCCATAGCCGTTGTAACTGTTAACTGGTTAAACGTATCCCACATAGCCTTATAGATAACGCTATCTTGCAGAATATCGCCAATCAACTCACGTAATGGCTGTGTTGCCAACTCATTACGGTCATATGCTTCTTTCCATTTTTGGAGTAGCGCTAGTTTTTGTTCTTTGTTCATGGCTTTATTTTCGGCTTATTAAAAATAAATGGAATAGGGATAAACCCTAGGTTTTGCGTAAAAACTTCAAAATATAAATATGTTCTTGCAACATTGACGGCGGTATAGCTGTGTATGACGTACATGAAAAAAGTTTCTTTTGCTTCAATAACGATACATTCCTAGCCAAGCCCATAAAAGAAGCGATTTCCGATTTATCGCATTCGATGACATAAGATTCATTTACATCGAGACTGTGCAGCGCGTCTAGGTGCTTTTTGTTTTTGCTATTTCGTCGCATGGTTGTTTTCAAAAAGGTGGAGTACTCGCTGCACTGTTACGCTATTAGTTACATAGCCCTAGAAGCCCTGAGCTTCATAACAGAATCCGCTTTCCCCCATAAATCAATAAGGAAGATCGTCTGACATATCGTCAAACCCACTACCTGATGGTTTAGGCGCTGGTCGTGGCGCTTGTTCGCCACTAGGCTTGCCGCCTTGCAAAGCAACTTCGTTTACACGGATTTCCTGCGCCTTGCGTTTTACACCGTCTTTATCGGTGTACTCGCGTTCAGTCAAAGACCCGCTAACGGTGACGTTTTGACCCTTTAGTAGGTATTGCTTCAAAGATTCACCACGCTTACCCCATAACCCACAATTCCACCAAATAGTCGGCTTTTCTCGCCCTTGGCTATCAGCTACTGAAAAATTGAGTACGACATTTTCGCCAACTTGTTTAAGCTCGGCATCGCGCCCTAGTTGACCTGCTACTGTGATTACGTTCATTTTTGCTCCTTTAATGATTCGCCATGTTTTTTAAGTGCGCTGCGTATTTGGCTAGGCAATAGACCCCAAAGCGCAATCTTTTCTTCTCCATCGGTAATGCCTTGATATTCGCCATAAGCACCGATAAGGTCATCCGCTGCCATGCGTTCTTTGATTGCTTCGGCTACGTCAACAACAATGCTTTGACGTTTGTCGGATAGCTCAACTTTTGGCAATGCAGGGATAATTTTTGTTTTCACCTCATGTGTATGAGCGTCTGCATCGTTATCGCCCTCAGTCGGGATACAAAACGCTTGAAACGCTGCATATTTGTAAGCTGCTGACATGGCTTTGTTGGTTGCCTTGTCTCCGCTATCCATTGCTTCGCCAAACGTGCTAGCGGTATGTTTTGACCCATCCAAAGACGAAACAAAATCAAATTCAGCGTGTACGGTTACGTAAAAAAGCGCATTACCCTTTTGGCTAAGGCGCTCGTCACAATGCCTAGACAACATGCGAGGAATAATGCACAACCCGTGTTTTGCAAGCAATGGAGCTAAGGCGTTATAAATATCGTCAATGCCGCGAAACTTGTAAGTCGCCCCTTGTGAGTTAATCCTATCTTTAGCAATGCCAGCGGTTGCTAGTGCAGTTTGAACTGCATTAATGGCTTTGTAAACTTCCATCATTAATCCTTCTTATATTGTTGTTCAATTAGCTTTTTAGTCTCGTCTGACTTAGCGCTATCACACTGCTCTTGGTCGTATTGTTCTGCTTCACTCATAGCATCGCCTTTCTAATTGATTTGTACATTTACCTAATAACACCTAGCCCCAGTTCTCGATAGGTACGGTAAAAAAATAAATAGACTTCAATCGCGTTTTTCATAGTGGCTCAGGTGCAAAAATAATAATAATAGTAGCGATAACAGTTATTGCAGCCAGCGACCACTCAAACCACTGTTCTTTGATGTTTTTAATCAAAATGCTCTCCAAATAAATTGATCGGCTAATGCTTCCATCATCGCATCTGCTTCTTCGCATCCATCTTGTGCGTTTTTTGCCACATAGGAGAATAGCGATTCAATCGTAACTCCGCCTTTAGTGTTTAGAGCGAAAATCATCATGTCTTTGACGGTAGCGCCTTCGTGACCGTAGTTAAATGGTGCTTTAGCTGACATATCACCACGTGCTGCCTCGATAAACGCTTTAATTTTAGTTTCGTGACTTTCCTCTGCTGACATAGGCGCGTAATGGCGCTCTACGGCTTTCATGTTTGCTACTGATTCATCACACATGATTATTTACTCGCAATTATTTGAACGCATAAATTGGAGGTTAAAGAACCAGCGCCCCCCATTGCACAAGATGCAATAATTGGGTCAACACCATTTTTAACCATTTCAGATAACTTATTTTTACTATGCATAGTGCATCCAGCAGCTGAAACAGCTAATACACAAATTAATACGGCAAATAATCGCCAAATTGAATACCAAAACTTTTGATCATCATTCATCGCTATCTCCTAAAAAATAAATACCCTATGTGGCGCAACTCACACATCAAAACCATTACTACTACTACTAACAATTTCAAGAGGTGGCTTTGATACCCAGCTATGGGCTTTCGGGCGAAAAAACTTATTTTGAACAACTACACCAAACCGCGATATGCTTGGCTGAAACATCGATTAAAAACATCGGCATGAACTTAATCTGCCTAGAGCGCCCTCTGCATCCTGTTAGGCTTACTGACTTCGTATCGCTTGTCAGCTCTTATCGTTTTTTATTCGATGTGTGTATTGTTACAACTATTTGCATTAGTTGGAATAGGTGTTTACCCTATGTTTTGTGGTTATTTTCATGCGTTTTGAAATAAATCGTTTTGTTCATTCATGGCATCTTCGATATTTTTGCAAGCAAGTTCATAGTATTGTGGTTTCAATTCAACGCCTAGAAACCTACGTCCCATCTTTACGGCACAATATCCCTCGCTTCCAATGCCTGTAAATGGAGAAAATACCAAATCATCCTTGTTTGTCCACAAGTGAATGCATCGCTCAATCACATCAAGCTGCAGTGGGCACATGTGTTTTTCATCATTTTCGTCACGCGCTGGCAGTTTGTTTAGTGTGCGTGATTGGTTAATGTCATCCCAAATAGGTGAAGCGTATTTTTGCCACAATGCAACTGGCAAATCATCGCCTTCGTGTTTAACTCGTTCTTCACAATCGCCAGGCTTACGCATTGTCACCACGTAATCAGGTAGCCCCATGCGGGACATAGTGCCATTCTCGCGGATTGTCTTATGAAGCAGCCCAAGTGCTTTGGTACGCTGCATAGCCACGACTGGGTCTTTCCAAATAGCCACTTCGCTGTGATAGATAAATCCCGCATCTTGAAATGCACGGATTAGATCGCCTCGAAAATCACGCAATCCAATGAATCCTTGACGCATTTTTGTCGTTGGTAAATTCATGCAATGGAATGATACATTACGCCCAGACTTCAGGATTCGGAACAATTCGCTAATAAGGTATCGCAGTTGAGCGACAAATTCCTCGTCATTTTTGCAATTACCCATATCATGGTCGCTATTTGAATATACAAATAAATCAGCAAAAGGAGGAGAGAAAACAGAATAGTCAACACTATCGCTTTCAATTTTTGCACAAGTTTTGACACAATCACCAAGGTAAACTTTGAATCGTTCTTTTTCATAAACATCTTCGCGGTATTCATCAACGATGTTTGGTTGACCTGCTAATTCTTTATTCATAATGTCTTTCATGTTATCAATCATTTTTGTACTCATTTCGTTGTGTTGAACTTCTTTTCTTTTGATATTTTTTAGAATCTGTCCTTCATTTTCAGCTGTGAAAATGTGAACATGGACTGTTTTAGTTTGTCCAAATCTATGGCATCGGCGAACAGCTTGATAGAATTTTTCAAAAGAATCATCCATGCCTACAAACGCCATTTTTGAGCAATGCTGCCAATTCATGCCATAACCGCATATCTTTGGTTTACTGATTAAAACGCGAACGTCGCCATTGGAAAACCCTAGCATGTTTTTTGTTTTTGACTCCGCAGAATCGCTGCCTTGGACATTTACAGCACCATCAATTAGCGTCCTTAGTAACTCAGCTTCGTCGTTTAAGTGACACCAGATAAGCCACGGCTCGGATTTATTTTCATTAACAATCTTTGCTAGTGCATGGCATCGTTCATTTATTGATTCTCTTTGCGCTTTTCTACGCTCTAACATGGTTTGCGCTGGCTTGGAAAACAATTCATCGCCCATGTACTCGGTATCAATTACATGCTCATGATAGATTGGCGCATCAAGTTTGTATTTTTCTCCACTAAAGCCAATATCTGAAGGATTGCGAAGTACGACTGCCCATGTCCCCATCCATTCCCAGAATCGAGACTTCCCCCATCCTTTTAGCTTCCATGTTCCCGTATCGCCCGTATCGTTTACAAAATAAGTAGCAAGCATTTCATTGCGGGTCATAACGCCTAAAAACTCGCATTGATTTCCCAATTCCTCAAAGTCGTTAGGGCTTGGCGTTGCTGTGCAACTCAATCGGTAAGGTATGCCTTGACATGATTCAATAATGGCAGTTCTTGTTTTCCCTGTGTGAGCTTTCAAGATAGACGATTCATCTAAAACAATGCCAGATAACTCGTTAAAGTCAATCGCATCAATCCTTTCATAATTTGTAATCCATACCCCTGCATGGCTTGGATGTTCGCCATGTGGCACTCGTTTAATATCAATCCCAAATTGAGCGCCTTGATTGATTGTTTGTTCAGAAACCGCAAGAGGCGCAAGAATAAGAACTACCCCATTTGTATGGGAGAAAACACTATCTGCCCAAGATAGCTGCATTAGTGTTTTACCTAGCCCCGTATCGGCAAAAATAGCAGCACGACCTCGACGAACTGCCCATGTGACAATGGCGTGTTGAAAGTCAAATAAGTGCTCATTTAAAGACTCTGGATTGTGCCCAGTAGCCACTTCAGCGCGGCGCTTCTTTTTGACAAAATTATCGTAATCCATGATTACCCTTTTCATGTAAACCCGTAAAAGAATCTAGCAAGTCGGCGGGTTGCCCGACCTGTCCCCCGTCAGGTTAGCTAGGGGTCAAATTATTACAACTAATTTTAATTTTGACAATTAGGGTTTTCACTAATACGCATGTTGCCAAAAGTCAATACACTCTAACCATCAACAACAAAAGGAGTTAGAAAATGATTGCAATGGCACAAATGATTACAGTTAAGATTTCTGATCTGCCTGAAATTATTTATCAATCAGATGACGTGTTTTTTACAAATTCAGGTCGTGCGGTTGTTGCATGGTCTTTTGATGGGGATGATGCTTATCAATTGGCAGTAATGATTCCAGCTAAAGGAATGACTGCTCTTGATTGTGCAAAAAAAATGATTTAAAAAGGAAAACAAATGAACACAAACCACACACCAGCGCCTTGGCAGTATCTCATTGCAGATAGAGGATACATCATTACTAATGAAGATAGCTCATATGATATTGCCGTTGTTCGTAATGTGGCGCAAAGGTTTGACAATGAAGCCAACGCCAGAGTAATGGCCGCATCGCCTGATTTGCTAGAGGCGGCAATGGTTATTGAGCGAGCCATAAAAAATAATGAGCCATTCACACGTCAAGAGCACGAGAAACTCAAAGCAGCAATCGCAAAAGCAACAGGAGAACAAGCATGACCGACATGGACTTACTCGATTTCATGGTACGCCAATACCAAACACAGGGAAAAATGGCGCAGTCTTTAAAGCTAAGCGAAGGCGCTATCTCAAAATGGCGCAGTCGTGGTGAATTGCCAAAAGCATGGCGCATGTACTTTATGGCGCAGTTTGAGAAAAAGGGAGAAGATGAAATTGCAAAACCAGATCAATGCATGATGAGTGATTACGAAAATGCTAATGCTAATGCTTTGAATGCTTATGGTCAAAAAAATATGCGAAACAAGATGAGCGTCGAAAGCATCAATCTTCATTTTTCAAAGAGAGGAGCACAAAATGGAAGCTAAAGCAAAGCAATATGGCTCGCCTAACAACGAAATCAAACGCTATCCCACAAACCTAACGCAAAGACCTGTCGCAGAGAGATATGCCGAGCAGATTGAAATGTCGCTACCTGCTTTGGGATTGGCTGTGGCTGCAAAAGAATGGGCTGACGAACTTCGCCGCCTATCTCGTGTTGAAAATGAACTCCAAGAATTACAGCAACAAATCAAAGATTTAATAGAGGAGAAAAAATATGTCTAAATGGAAAGACGGTACACCAAAGAGCATAAACAACGCTTTTACCCTAGCTACTAACTCAATTGATTGGAGCGCCTTAAACAGCCCAATTGGCGCGGTTAAGGGTGGTTTAAGCTCAGCTAAACAAAATGGTACACCCGTGTATTTGCCGAATAGCGCACAAGTACGGGCTTATACGAAAGCGGGAACAAAATAATGGCTGACATAACCATGTGTGAGGGCAATGATTGCCCTAAAAAACAACAGTGCTATCGCTTTACAGCGGAGAAAAACCCATATCGTCAAGCATATTTTTTCCAACACCCATTACAAAAAAATGGCGATTGTGATGAATTTATCAAAATTCATGAGGTAAAAAATGAAAAAACCTAACATCAAAACCATCGCAATCGCAGCATTTATCACAATGTCCGTGACCTTATCTATCTTTTTTATTTTACTTTACGGGGTGACAAAATGAGTGCAAGTATCACTGGCATTGTTCTAATGTTTGTAGCGGTTTATTTAGCTGCATTTGTGTTTTCAATTAGCAAATTAGCAAATTTTTTTAATAAAAAATATGGCGTAAAAGGATATGAAATAGCTTTGATAAGTAGTGTTTTTGGTTGGATTTTCTTAACTGGTTTAGTTCTTTTTATAATGGGATGAAAAATGAGCCTACTAACACGAATAAAAACATTTTTTGCAAAAGACGATTTAAAGTTAACCAACCATAAAGCGCGAATTTTTACGCTGCTTAGAAAAGGCTGGCACACGCAAATGGATTGCGCAAAAATGGGGCTGACGCTTAACCTATCAAAACGTCTTTGCGAGATGGAATTAGAGTTAGCGCCGCATTGGAAAATCGAGCGCCGTTGGAAGCCTACGGGCACGGTTAAATGCAAAGAATATCGCATTGTCAAAGCATGAACTACTGCCACGACTGCACCCATTACAAGCCACTAACCTACACTAGACCACGCTGTCCAAACCCTGACGGCATCGTATGGGCAAAAGTGGCTAATAACTGTACATTTTTTATTGCAAAGATTGTTAAAAAAGTGTAGAATTACATCACGACAAAAGTCGTAACGCTTTGGCGGCGTTTTTAGTAGGTCGGGTTTGTTATGTCATTGTGCTGTGTACCTACGCAGTCCGCCAACCGCTAGAAATAGTGGACGATGACATAACAAACCTTTTTTATTGGAAGGTTTGTATGCATTATTACAAACGGAATCTTGGCGATTACGCCAAAAAAGCTGGTAAGCTGACAATGCTACAGCACGGTTCGTACACGTTATTGATTGATGCGTGTTATGACCGTGAACAATTCCCCACGTTAGAGCAGGCGATTGAGTGGACATGGGCGACGACTGAGGATGAAATAAATGCCGTTAAATTTGTACTAGATAGATTTTTTAGACTTGATAAAGACAATCAATACGTACAGCCTAGAATCCTTGAAGAGTTGCTTGATTACCATAAAAAAGCAGATAAGAACAAGGAAATAGCCATTGAGCGAGAAGCAAAGCGTAAACAATACAGCACGAACCGTGCACAAGTTGTAAACGAATCGTCACCTAACCATAAACCAATAACCAATAACCATAAACCAATAACCATAGTATCTAAAGATACTAAAGCGCTTACGCGCCCAGAGTTTGTATCCGAGGATGTTTGGATTGATTTTGAAAAACTCCGCAAAGCAAAAAAAGCACCTTTGACAAAAACAGCTTTAAACGGAATACAGCACGAGGCTGACAAGGCAGAAATAACCTTAGAGGCTGCATTGGTGATGGCTTGTAATCGCGGATGGACAAGTTTTAAGGCTGATTGGATAAAAGAATCACATGGTCGCCAATCGGTAAACAAGCAAACAGCACTAGAAGCCCGTAACCGCCAAGCAGTCGAAGAAGCAATGAGGATGTCGCAATGAACAGCAATGAAAAGCAAGATTTTTATAAACTTGTTAGCTCCGTCATGGACTATTACAAGCAAGATGTGTCGCCATTTTCACTTAATCTTTTTTGGGAAGCGCTCAAAGGTTTTGAGTTTGAACAAGTCAGCGCTGCACTAACAAAACACGCCATGAACCCTGACAATGGGCAATTTGCGCCAAAGATAGCCGATATTGTCAAACAATTATCTGGAACAACAACCGATAAAGCAAAAATCGCATGGGGCAAGGTTTATGCAGCTACGGAACAAATCGGGGCGTATCAAGATGTTTGCTTTGATGATGGAATCATTCACCTAGTGATCGAAGATATGGGAGGATGGGTAAAAATATGCCGAACGGAACAAAAAGACCTAGGATACGTACAGCATCAGTTTTGCGAGGCGTATAGAGCCTATACAGGGCGTGGAAACGTCAATTATCCTAGCTACCTAGCTGGCGTAAACGGAACGGGCGAAAATATCGCGCAATTAGCACGTCGAGGAATCAAACCGCCTGAGCCGATATTGATAGGAGACCGTGATAAAGCTGCAAACGTCAGATTGAACGGAACAAACGAATCCCGAATCTTGGGCGCAAAGCCCGTCTATCAATTACTTGAAAGTTTAAAATGACCTACGAACAATCCCTAAAAGCCTACGCCGTAAAGGTGCTAGAACGAATCGTCGCAGGTGACAAAGACTATGACGATAGCGATATGCGTGATTGCATGTGGGTTTTATTTGACCTAGGGTAAGCACGTAGAAAGCAAATTAAAAAATGCCGATAAAGCTAACTAAAAAACAATTGGTCGTCGTTAGAAAGAAAGCAAACGGATTACCATGCGCTGCAATAGCAAAAGAACTAGAAGTAAGCATAAAAACCGTGGACGCACACTTATGCGAGGCAATGAAGCGATGCGAGTGTAAGACATGGAGCGAGTTGATTGATTGGTATTTTTGTAGAAATGATAGGGTAAACACCTATTCAACAAAACAAAAATCACTGTAATAATGAACCAAAATGATAATATATGAAAGACGAATACGAATTTGTTGATTGGGACGAAGGAGGCAAAGTCCACAATTGGCGAAACTACATTAGTGATGGACTCCGAAGAATTTGGCACACATTTAACCGTGAGCAAAAATTAGAACTTGTACGATCGGCAGAGAAAAATGCTTCGAGAGAGGATTGGGGTTAATATGCAAACTATGCAAATACTACTAACGATAGAGATAGTCTATGGCAAGCAACAAGATAGCGAAACCGTAGCCAAAGCAATCGAACAACGAACGTATAACTACATCACGGCTAGGGGCGCAACGGTTGGTAAGTGCGTTGCGGTGGTCGTGCCAGATACCAAGGACAATGTATGATTACCGAAGAATACAAAAATGCACAGCGGTCACTTAATCAATTAGCAATGGGGAATTTGATTGCCGTGGCGAAAATAAACGTAAAACCCGAAACACGCCCAGAAACCGAATTTGAATTTGAAAGCGTAAAGCTATTTGAATCACACGCAATCGTACAAAACCGATACGCTCAAAAATGCCTGCAAGATACAGCTATGAATGCAATTGCGTATCCTATTGAATGTGGTGAGTTGGCATAACAGCGCTTGATTTTTTACATCGGTTGTGCTAATATAGAGTCTCTCCTAGGTTAATAGCCTATTTAGCCCTTCGGGGCTTTTTTTCGTGAGGTAAGACTATGGACGACTCCAAAGTAAAGCCGAAAAATACGGGACAGTTCGGCAAAAACAATAAAGGTAAGCCCAAGGGCGCAGTAAATAAGACTACTGGACAGCTTAAAGACATGATTCTGAAGGCGTTAGACCAAGCAGGAGGGGAGACATACCTACTTGACCGCGCAAACGACCCTAAGACCCAATCAGCCTTTTTGCAGCTAATCGGGAAAGTGCTCCCAATGACAGTAGTCGGTGACGCCAATCAACCTTTGACGTTTACATTGGCTACCCCGTGGCTAAACCAATCCATTGCAAAGCGGAATGGGGATTAACGACTATCTCCCCCGTGGTCAGTTTGTAGACTTCCACAATAGGGATGAACGATGGGCGGTATTGGTTTGTCATAGACGTGCAGGTAAGACCGTGGCATGTGTAGCCGACCTTGTTCTAAGCGCATTGGTTACATCAAAGACAGACGCAAGATATGCCTATGTGTGCCCACAATACAATCAAGCCAAAGATGTGGCATGGACTTACATCAAGAGACTAACGGCTGATATACCCAATGTCCAATACAACGAAAGCGAACTAAGAGCTGATTTGCCAAATGGTGCGCGGATACGTTTGTATGGCGCTGACAATCCTGATAGATTGCGTGGTTTGTACTTAGACGGCGTTGTCCTTGACGAATTTGCAGATATGCGCTCAAGTGTTTGGGGCGAGGTAATACGTCCTATGTTGGCTGACCGCAAAGGCTGGGCTGTGTTTATTGGAACACCCAAAGGGCATAATGAGTTCTACCGCTGCTGGCAAGACGCACAGGGCGATGAATCGTGGTTTAAGATGATGCTCAAAGCGTCAAATAGCGGATTGATTGATTCGGATGAATTGGTAGACGCTGCCAAGGGAATGACTGACGACCAATACGCCCAAGAGTTTGAGTGCTCATTCGAGGCGGCAATTGCAGGCGCATATTATGCCAACGACCTCAAAGACGAGAATATCCATGAAGTGCCATATGACCCTAAACTACCTGTATATACAGCTTGGGACATAGGTTACTCAGACGACACATCTGTGTGGTTTTGGCAAATGGCAGGTGGTGAAGTTCACGTTATCGACCATTACGCAAACAACGGTCACGGCGTAGAACACTATGTTGATATGCTGAATGCCAAGAACTACAACTATGCCAAGCTAGGTAATAAACCGTTCCTATGGTTGCCACATGATGCAAGGGCTAAGACTTTTGCTAGTGGAGGGAAATCCACGCAAGAGCAGTTTATGGCGCATGGCTACTATAGCCGTATCGTGCCTGAGCTAAGTTTGCAAGATGGTATAAACGCCCTTAGAATGATGCTATCGAGAACGCATTTCGATAGACAAAATACATTTGATGGTGTAGAATCATTAAAATTGTATCGTAGAGAGTATGACGACGATAAGAAAGTATTTAGAGACAAACCGCTTCATGATTGGACAAGTCACGATGCGGATTCCGCTAGATACATGGCAATTGCATATAGAGAAGCATCACCAGAAGCTCGGCGACCTGAGCCAAAGTTTGCGTTTCGAGGGACGGATAACGGCATGACTTCACTAACACTGGACGAAATGTGGGCATTAACACCTAAACGAGATACACGCATATAATGGAAACATCAAAAAGCTGGCTAGACAGTTTGGAATACGCCAAGAAAGAACAAGAATCTTGGGAAAAACGCGCTGAAAAGATTGTCAAGCGCTATCGTGATGACCGCAGCGAGATGTCTGGCGGTAAAAAATACAACATTCTATGGTCAAACGTACGCACTCTCGTGCCGGCTGTCTATTCAAAGAAGCCAAAAGCCTATTGCCAACGTAGAAACAAAGACAGCGACCCCGTGGCTCGTTGTGCTTCAACATTGTTACAACGTGCGCTCCAATACGAGATAGACCAATACAGCGATTACGACGAAGCGCTAAAGCACTCAGTGCTAGACCGTATGCTCACGGGGCGAGGCACAGCATGGGTGCGTTTTCAATCGGACGCTGGACACGAGGACGTGCTGGCAGAATCCACAGAAATTACAACATCGACTGATAGCAATGAACTTTGCCCGACTGACTACGTTTTCTGGAAAGATTTTAGGCATAGCCCTGCTCGTACTTGGGACGAGGTTACTTGGGTGGCGCGGCGTGTTTATCTATCGCGTGGTGAAGGCGTGGAGAGGTTTGGCGAGGCATTCAGTCAAGTCCCACTAAGCCACGAGCCAATCGGCTTAGAGAAAATGAAGGATAACGGCGCAAACACCGAAGATATGAAAAAGGCGGTTGTTTGGGAGATTTGGGATAAGTCCACAAAAACCGCGCTATGGGTAGCCGTTGGATATGGGTTCATCCTAGACCAAAAAGCAGACCCATTGACGCTAGAGGGCTTTTTCCCATGTCCTAAGCCATTGTTCAGCACAATGACAAGCGACACGCTAATCCCCGTTCCTGACTACACACTTTATCAAGACCAAGCTAGAGAACTAGACGATATTACTAGCCGAATCTCTAAATTAGTCGAAGCAGTCAAAATCGTAGGCGTGTACGATGCAAGCCAAAAAGGTGTCGCTCGTATGCTATCGGAAGGCTTCGATAATCAATTAATCCCAGTGGATACATGGGCAATGTTTAGCGAAAAAGGCGGCGTAAAAGGCGCAGTTGACTTTTTACCCTTGGAAATGGTTGTTAACGCTTTACAACAACTCTACATGGCTCGTGAACAAGTCAAACAAGTCATCTACGAAGTCACGGGAATATCCGACATTCTGCGCGGCACAAGCGTTGCAAGCGAGACAGCAACGGCGCAAAACATCAAGAGTCAATACGCAAGCCTTAGATTAAAGGACATGCAATCAGATGTGGCTAGGTTTGCAAGTGACCTACTCCGCATGAAGGCGCAGGTTATGGCGCAGTTCTATTCGCCTGAGACATTGATTGAAATGTCAGGCATGAAGAACACGGACGATGGGCAATATCTACCACAAGCCATTCAGCTATTGAAAGACAACAGCCTACGTGCTTATCGGATTGAGGTTGAAACCGATTCAATGATTACATTGGACGAACAGCAAGAAAAGCAAGATAGACTAGAGTTTCTCACGGCAACGGCTGGATTCTTAGAAAAAGCCATTCAAGCACCACCTGAACTCACGCCGTTATTGGGCGAACTCCTATTATTCGGTGTACGTTCGTTCAAAGCTGGCGACCAAATGGAAGGCGCGATCGAAACAGCAGTTAAACAGCTATCACAGCCAAAACCACAGCAAACACAACCTGACCCGCAAATGATGGTAGAGCAAGGTCGCATGCAGCTAGAGCAGGTCAAGATGCAAATGGCGCAACAAGCGGAACAAGCCAAAGCGCAAATGGAGCAAGCTAAAGCTCAGGCAGACAGCCAATTAGCGTTTGCCAAGATGGAGCAGGAAAAAGAGATTAAAGCGGCACAAATGGCACACGAGGAACGCATGGCAGACCTAGCCCGTGCCCACGAGTTCCAAATGGAACAAATGAAGCAGCAAGGCGAAGATGGACGCACATCGGCTAAGTTAGAAGTTGATAGCCAAACCAAGATTCGCATTGCTGAGATGGCTTTAGAGCAAAAAGAGGCTTTGGACTTAGAAGAAGAAAACAGTACTAGTCCTGTGCAGGCAATGGCTGATATGCACGGAGAAATGCTCGGGCAAATCGGAGAATTAGCAAAAGTAATGGCTGCGCCTAGAACACGTAAATTGATGCGTGGGAAAGACGGTAAAGCTGAAGCAATGATCGAAACAATCGTAAGTTAAAAAAGGAGTCCCCATGTCATTATCAAACACAACCGAAGCCGCTGCACTAGATGTATTCTTGCGCGGCACAGATCCTTCTTATCGTGCAGGCGCTACGCAGTACCTCGCATTATTCACGGCAGACCCCGGAGAATCCGCTTCGCTTGCTGCTGAAGCCACATATACGGGATATGCCCGTATCGCCTTGACTAAGGCTAGTTCATGGACTGGCACATCTAGCCCGTACACTAATACCAATCTATTGCAGTTTGGACAATGTACAGCGGGAACTAATGCGATTACTCATTTTGCCGTGGTTGATACAGCATCTGGTGCTGTGAATATGATGATTAGTGGAGCATTGTCTAGCACTTTGAACGTCACTTCTGGCATTCAGCCACAGTTTAGCGCTGGCGCATTAACTATCGCGGCTGACTAATATGGGCTTTGCCAACGCTGGCGAGTTTGCTAACGCTGACGAACTAGGGCAGTGTTGGATAACGCAATTTAGGAAAACAATCGCATCCGCTGCAACGACCACGGGCGGTTGGATTGACTACTCTTATGCGCCTGGCTCACCTCCTGCCAACTTCTACGCATCTACTCCATACGCTGCTGCTTTGGTTGAAGCGGATAAAGGGATACGCATACCAGCGGTGACACCCAAGACACAGCACATGAAGGCGCTTACCTTAATGACGGCAAACACAGCGAGTACGACAAACTCTCGCCAACGCGCTATATTGTGTGATTACCTTCTTTACTACCCGTTTATTGATACAGACGCTATCGGTGAAGAGCAACTGATGGATAACACCGTGACAATACCGCGGTACACGGGCGGTAAAGTAATCGCTGTCTCTCAGTCGGCATCATCGACTATCGGCACTTTCACGTTTACTTACACGAATCAAGACGGCGTATCGGGAAGGGTAAGCCAACCGCATAGCACTTTTGTGGTTTCAGGCGGTGGGCAAGTGGTATCCGCTGACGGTGTAGGCGCTTCTTATAACCCTTATCTCTCATTGCAAAATGGCGATGTTGCGGTCAAATCAATCGAGTCATGCACATTCACGGGCGCTGGCGGTGGATTGATGGCGTTAGTGATTGTGAAACCATTGTTTAACTCTTACATTACACAAGAATGTAGGACTACGGGCGGTGTAGTGTTTGGCGCGGCTGATGAATTCCTAACCATGATTCACCATGCCAACATACCAACATTTAAAGACGGAGCAGTGTTAAACGTCATTGCACAAGGTACGCAAGGGTCTCTAGCTAGTTCACAGCTAGTAGGCACATTAGAAACTGTTTGGAACTAACTTAGGAGCATATTATGGGCTGGACTTCACAAGATGATTTAATCTTACAACTCACCACAAACGGCAAAGGCGATATGGTGACAAGCACTAAAACGCTTAATTCTGCTGGCACTGCTGGCGCTTGGACGTTGCTATCGCCTCATGCTGGATGGCCTATTGCGTCTACTTTTGCGGGTACGGATTTAACCTACGTTGCAACGGATGATACATGGAGTCAGGGAACTATCTACACGGGCGGCGATGTATCCCCTGCTACGAAACACTTCTTATCCGCTGGAGGTGTCGCGGTGGCGGCGGCTGGTGCGCCTTGGATGATTATGGCGGTTGACTTAGTTGGATATGTCCCACTAACAACGACAAACGTATCTACAACGGGCGCAAAGACTGTAACCATGACTCCCTTGTCAAATACAGCATCAAAAGGCGATAGATACGCCAATGGTGCGGGACTGCGTATGTTTGTCGCATCTTCGGTAGTAGCCATGGGTATAAACGCCCCGACGTGTATTATTACCTACACAAATAGTGCTGGAACTGCGGGCAAAACAACGACCTCGTTTACGTCCACGGCTTCTATGGGTGTGGGTCAACTGTTAAACACGGGCGCGGCGGCTAATAAATATAACCCGTTTTTACCATTGGCGGCTGGTGATACTGGCGTTCAAGACATCCAAACCCTCACATGGGCAGGCACGGCTCACGCATCAGGCTCGGTGATTATCGGACTGTGCAAGCCTTTATGGGCGCTGCCATTACCTGCAACGGGTCTTTATCAAAAGATTGACCTAGCTGGCGCGATTCCATCGTTTAGGAAAATACCCGATGGTGCAAACATTCAATTCTTACTATTCCAAACGGGTGCGACTACTTCGGCTGGCACGGTAAACATTGACTTTGACTATGGCTACGGCGGCTAAATGATTAGGAACAACGGCAATACATTTACGTGTAGTGGCGTTCAAAGCCTAGGGGCTGGCGCAACTCTAAGCGCTATTCCTTCGTCGCTACAAGGTAACTTTGTCCAATTCAATCGGCTAAGAAATCGATACATGGGTCAGGGCGGGATAAGCTCAAAAGCTGGATTCCCCGATGGTTATCGTCATCCTGCGGCGTGGTCTATGCCACAAAAAGGCGGCGCATTAGCGTCTCGCAATGTAACATCGTTCACTATTTCACCTAGTGGTAATGGTGCAATGGGTGCGCCTATCGACGGGTCAACAACGATAAACATCACGGCTGATGGCACGGGTGGATTGATTACAAGCGGGACAGGCTCGGCTTCGTTTTCTATCATTCCGACGGGTAGTATTTTGGCTACTGTGTCAACAACGGGAACGGCTGATTTTTCAATCACGACAAATACCCCGTTACTAGGAGCTTTGGCATATGTAGAAGCCAATACAACTATCACGTTTAGCGGGTCTTTGACGGCTTATGCTAAGGGGTTTATGACGGGTTCAACGGTTGATAGCACGGTGTTGACGGTTGACAATATCGCGGCAGGCGTATTAGCGGCATCAACCACATCACCTATTTATGCAGATGTGAGAAAAGTAAACAGCTACAACGTAACAGGAAACGGGCAAGTCGGCACTGAATGGGGGCCGTAAATGACCTCATTTATCGGATGGGGTGATGCATGGGGTAATAGTTGGGGTTCGGCTATCGACCCTAACGCTATGCGTGGAAGTGCTAGCTTTTCATTTACTGCGGTATTAACGGTAAATGATGGAGAGATGGTGGGCAGTGCTGCCATGTCGTTTAGTGGATTACTAACACCTGATTCGCCAACACCGTCTCAACTAGACACGCACGATGGATTCTGGCGCAAGCAATGGGAAGAAATAGCCAAACAATCCAAGGCGACGAAAAAGCTAGAGAAAAAGAAAAAAGCTACCGAAGCAAACGACTTGCCTATCGTTGAATTGGCTAAAGAAACGCATGTAATTGAAACCGTTAAGCCTATAAAAGCAAAAAGCAATCGTTTAATAGTTGACAGAGTGATAGAATTTAACTATGATGCGAATGATGAAGATGAAGATTTACTAATGCTATGGTAACAATATGTCAATTTTCACGGTAACAAACAACACAGCACAGCTAACGGCAACGCAAGACGCTACTGATAACTTTATCGGTGGTATCCGTTTCTCCGCTAATCAATCCGCTGTCGCCAATGGGACATACACAGCAGGGACATGGGCTAACGGCATTCAATTAAACCCAGCGGGTGCAGTATGTGTGACCAATGCAACGCTAGGCCTTCCAGCGATTAACTCCACGTCTAACGGCTTAATTTTTGACGGCAATGGCTCTATTTGCGCTTCGATTAGTTCGATGGTGACCTATAACAATGGTTTGCCAATGGACGCAAACGGCGCATTGTGCGTCAATTTAATCCCATAGGAAATAACTATGAGTAAAGGAAGCAACCGTCGCCCCGAAGATTTAGGCTCATTCCGAGATAGCTACGATGGAATTTTTGGTAATAAAAAGCCCGTGCGAGGTTCGTTTGTTTACGACCCCGTAACCAAGTCAATGGTTAGCAAAGAAGATTTATACGAGCTAAAAGAGATAAACGCTCCAATGGTTATGAACGACATTGCGGGATATACATCCATGCAAACGGGTGAATGGATTGGTTCACGTTCAACCCATAGGGCTCATTTAAAGCAGCATAAATTGATTGAGATTGGAAACGAAAAAATCCAACCTCCAAAAGAGTACAAGTATGACTCCGAAGCTGTGAAGCGAGAGCTAGCACGGCATTTTAATTAACCACAAAAAGGACTAAAAATGTCAGAATTGGCTACCCAAGACGACACATCATTGCGCGACACATTGGAGTCTGCATTTACTGCGGCTGAAACGCCTGCGGAAGTTGTAGAAGCTCCCGTTGTAGAGGGAAAGCCCGTCCGTGCCCGTGATGAAGCTGGAAAGTTCGCAGCAAAAGAAGTCCCCGAACAAAGTGCGGAAATTAAAGAAGATGTTGCTCCTCCAATAGAGCAAGCAAAGGAAGAGCCTGCTCGTCGCCCACCTTCGTCTTGGAAAAAAGAAACCCAAGCAGAATGGGAAAAACTCCCCTCACACGTGCAAGAAGATGTATTGCGCCGTGAAGCCGATTTTCATAAGGGAATCGAACAGTACAAAGGGCACGCACAACGCGCAGCCTCGTATGATGCAGCTATCGAGCCTTACAAACCCATGCTTCAATCAATGGGCGTAGCGCCTGAAGCGGCTATTGGTGAGTTATTTAAGACATACACACTACTACACAATGGTTCACAAGAAGAACGTGCAGCGGCGCTAGGTCAACTAGCCCGTAGTGCAGGATTAGAACTAGATAAAATTCAAGAGCAGCAGGTTGACCCTCGGGTACAAGACTTGATTGCTCAGAATCGGTCTCTCCAGTACGACCAAGTACAACGAGAGCAGCAGCGCCTCAATCAACAAAGATATGAGCTAAACAGCCAAATCGAAAAGTTTTCTGAGGGTAAAGAGTATTTTAACGCCGTCCGCGATGACATGGCTGTATTCCTTGAAACAGGGAAAGCAGCAGATTTAGAGACGGCGTATGACATGGCGATATGGGCACGACCCGACCTTCGCAGTAGTTTGCTAGAACAACAAACTAAAGCGGCAGAAGAACGAGCACGTGCAGCAATGCAGCAACAAAGAGCGAAAACCGCTTCTGTGTCTGTGAGAGGTTCATCGCCTGTAAGTGGCACGAGTGCCGCGCCAACTGGTTTGAGGGAAATCCTCGAATCTCACTTCAATTAATTTTTAAAGGATAACGAAATGGCATCATTTCCCAATTTAACCGACATCGTCTCGACAACGATTCAATCCCGTAGCGGTGCTCTTGCCGATAACGCTTTGAAGCAAAACGCGCTCCTAGCTCGTTTGCAGAAAAAGGGTAACGCAAAGCCGTTTAGCGGTGGTAACGTGATTTTGCAAGAAATCATGTATAACGACACGAACACGATTAACGCTGGCTTTTACAGCGGTTATGACGTGATCGACATTACGCCTAACAGCCCAATTACAGCAGCACAGTTTGACATCAAGCAAGCAAGTGCAGCCGTAACCATCTCTGGTCTCGACCAATTGATGAACAGTGGCAAAGAGGCGATTATCGACCTGTTAGAGTCACGCATTCAAATCGCTGAAAAGCAATTGATGAACACGCTCTCGACTGGTTTGTACAGTGACGGCACAGGTAGCAGCGGTAAGTCTATTACAGGCTTGCAAGCGGCTATTGCCGACGCTCCTAGCTCTGGCACTTACGGCGGCATTAATCGTGCTACGTGGGCTTTCTGGCGCAATGTGGCGTTCTCGTCTGCAACTGACGGCGGCGCTGCTGCTACATCTGCAAACATTCAGTCGTACATGAATCGTGTAGCCGTTCAATTGGTTCGCGGTAATGACGCTCCTGACTTGTGCGTGGCTGACAACAACTACTATCGCCTATTCCTTGAGTCGATGCAGTCTATCCAACGTATTTCCTCTGAGGAAATGGCGGCTCTAGGCTTCACTTCGCTCAAATACTTGGGTGCTGGTAAGTCTATGGACGTGGTGCTTGACGGCGGTATCGGCGGTGCAATCGGTTCTAACCGTATGTACATGCTCAATACCAACTATCTGTTCCTGCGTACACATCGTGACCGCAACATGGTTCCAATCGGTGGCGAACGTCAGTCGATTAACCAAGACGCAGTTGTTAAACTTATCGGCTGGGCTGGTAACTTGACTTCTAGCGGCCCGCAGTTCTCTGCTGTCCTCAAAGCCTAATTAAGGAGTAACCAATATGGCAACACCATTCACAATCACGAGCCTCTCTGGGGCTGATTTAGTCTCCATCATCCCTACTGCTGACTTGACAAGTGGCGCTCAAAAAGCTGCTGCACGTCTTGGTACGCAAGTATGGGGTTCTGATGGTAAATTGTATGTATATGCTCAGGCAAATGCATCAATCTCTGCATCGACAGCGGTTTGCACAGTCAACGCAACAACATTCTTAGTAACTGCTTCGGCTGGTTCTTATACCTCCCCAGCAACTGCTATGGTGGCTGGCGACCAAGGCTGGTTCAGCAAAGCATCTGTGTAAGGATAGATTATGTCTATTCCTTCACGTTTACTCGGCTCTGGCTTATCGCCATTGGCTGCTACGAATATCTGTGGTGATGTGGCGACAACGCTCACAGCCACGGGTACGACTAACGCCGATGCATTAGCCTTATCCGCTACTATTAACCAAGTATCCACAACCGCAGCTTCAACAGGTGTACGCCTAATGTCGCCTGAATCTGGTTCTGGTGTCGTGGTTATTAATAGCGGGGCAAATGCCTTGCTGGTTTACCCTAGCACAGGCGCACAAATCAACGCATTGACGGCAACTACTGGCGGCTTCTCAGTCGCTGCTGGTGGTCGTGCATTGTTTGTTGGTACAGGCTCGGCAAACTGGTACGCCATTTTGTCAGCTTAATCGGTGGGGGAGGGTTCGCTCTCCCCTATTTTTCACATAACCAAAAAGGGTAACCCCAAATGGCTGACAATTTATCAATTCGATTTTACCAAGACAAACTCTTAATGGGTTTTGCATCTGAACAAGCTGGTCACCCAGTTTTTGAAGATAGAGATTTTATTGAAATCACCGTCCCCGGCGATATGAATAACGTATTAAACCGTGAAGTCACGGACAAAGACAAGAGAGATTTTGCGGCATCTTATGCACGATATAAAGAAGGTTTAGAGCCTAGCGTAGAAGGCATCCCACTAGAAGCATGGGCAAGGCTAACATCGGCAACGGTAGCGAATTACAAAGCTCTTGGAGTCAAGACGGTGGAGCATATCGCGCAAATGTCAGACCAAACTTGCAATAAAGTTGCAATGGGCGCAATGGCAGATAGGACAGCGGCTAAGGCTTATTTAGCACTAGCAAAAGACAGCGCATTAGCGCAAAAGCAGGCTTTGGAAATTGAGCGACAGAATAATCTAATCGCTGATTTACAAAGGCAAATCAACGAGCTTGCGGCAGATAAGCCCAAGCGTAAACCTAAAGAAGAATAGACATGACATTACTAGAGCTTGTTCAAAATATGTGTTTGGAGGTGGGAATACCATCTCCGACACAAGTGGTTACGTCACAAGATACGCAAATCAATCAGATTTATGCATTGGTGAACAGGCTCGGTAATGACATTACGCGAACATTTGAATGGCAAAAACTCGACAAAGAGTACATTCTTCAAACCGTATCAACGACTTTAACAGGGACTATTACAAGTGGTTCTAAGGTAATTACGGGAATATCTAGCACAACGGGACTTACCTCTGATTATGGTATTGACGGTAATGGTATTGCGCCATTCTCGCAAATTGTGACTGTGGATAGCGGTACTCAAGTAACGATGAACTTACCCGCTACAGCATCTGGCACGGTAGATTTAGTTTTTGGACAAGTCAACTACGCACTACCTAGCGATTGGTCTAAACAGATTCCACAAACTGAGTGGGATAGGTCAAACCGCTGGCCATTGCTCGGGCCAAACAGCCCACAAGATTGGCAATCGTTTAAATCGGGTATCGTGTATGCAGGCCCTCGCCTTCGCTTCCGTATCCAAGGCAATACGCTTGCGATCAATCCCCCTCCGTCGGCTAACCTGAATCTAGCTTTTGAGTACATCTCTAAGTCATGGGTTTTGGCTGACGATGGCGTAACGTATAAGAACAAATTTACAGCAGATACCGACACATTCGTTTTTGATGATTCATTAATGACAATCGGGCTTAAATTGCGCTGGCTTCAAGCTAAAGGGTTTGAATACGACTTCGCACAAAGAGAGTTTGACAGCTTGCTGAGTATGTGTAAAGGGCAAGACAAATCTGCGGCTAAGTTGTCATTAGCACCTGAAGCTGGCAGTATCCTATTGACAAACCGCAACATACCTGATGGGAACTGGAATGGCTAACGGGCGCAGAATAGCAAGCACGGTTACATATTCAGCCCCTGTGGGGGGTTGGAATGCGAGGGATTCCCTAGCCGACATGGGCAAATCGGACGCGGTTATCTTGGATAACTTTGTTCCTAAAACGACAGAGGTTGTACTTCGACCCGGCTCGTCTGACCACGTTACGGGAATCACGGGAACAGTAGAAACCCTCGCGGTCTATGCAAAACCAGCAGGCACTTACACTATGTTCGGCGCGGCTGGAACGTCTATCTATGACGTGACTACGGCTGGAGCAGTAGGCGCAGCGGTTCAAACAGGATTGTCTAACGCCCGTTGGCAAACTGTCAACTTTGCGACAACTGGCGGTAATTTCCTTTACATGGTCAACGGTGCGGATAGCCCTAGATTATGGGACGGCACAACGTGGACTGCGGTTACGGGCGTATCAACTCCTGCGATTACGGGTGTAACAACGACAAACCTTGTCCATGTCAACATATATCAGCGCAGATTATGGTTTGTTGAAAAGAACTCCATGAAAGTGTGGTACTTACCCGTTCAATCTATCGGCGGCGCGGCGCAGTCTTTTGATTTATCCTCGCTATTCGGACAGGGCGGCTATCTTCAGGCGATGGGCACGATGTCTATGGATTCGGGTAACGGTATGGATGACCACGCTGTGTTTATCTCTAGCGAGGGAGAGGTCGCTATTTATAAAGGCATTGACCCATCCAGCGCGGCAACATGGTATCTAGTCGGTGTTTATTCGGTTGGTTCGCCCGTGGGTCGTCGTTGCTTTGCACAGTTCGGGGCTGATGTTCTTATCATTAGCAGGGATGGATTGCTTCCCATGTCTAAGGCGTTATTGACTTCGAGGTCTAACTCTAGCATTGCGATTACTGACAAAATCCAACAAGCGATTAGTCAATCCACAAGTGATTATGGCACTCAGTTTGGGTGGGAAGTTACTATATTCCCCGAGGAAAACTTGCTAGTTATGAACGTTCCCGCAAGTAATGGGACTTCGTATCAGTACGTCATGTACACGCTAAATGGCTCTTGGTGCAGGTTTACCGATTGGAACGCATCAACATTCGTTAGGATGGGTTCTAGCCTTTATATGGGCGTTAATGGGTCGGTTGTTAAGGTTTACTCAGGTAATAGCGATAACGGCGCACAGATTAACGGCGAGGCTCTAGCGTCTTTCCAATACCATGACGGCATGAAATTAAAACGCTACACCATGATGCGCCCCGTTTATTCCGTGGAAAGTAGCACGGCAGGTATTATTCTAGGTCTTAACTTAGACTTTAATCAAACTGCGCCAACGGGGATACCAACAACATCAACCTCAACATCAGGGGTATGGGGAACGGGTGTATGGGGGACTTTTACATGGGGCGGTGGTTATCAAGTCAATACTAAATGGCAATCCGTTGGAGGCGTGGGTTATTGCGCGGCGGCTCACATTAAAGTAAGCAGTAAATCATCGGGTTTTAAATGGCAATCCGTTGATTATATTTTTGAAAAAGGTCAAGGATTATCGTGATAACCATCGGCGAACACGTTTGTTTATGGGTAGCTGAGCAAATTGGACATAAATACTTTTCTGGGTCTGGTCAAGGAATTGGAATTGAAAAAAATGGTGAAATAATTTGTGGAATTATTTTTGATAATCATCATCAAAACTCAATTCAAATGCACATTGCCTTAAAAGAAAAAGAAAAAATGACCCGTGAATTTTTTTATGTCTGGTTTGGATATGCATTCAATCAGTTAAAAGTAAAAAAAATCATAGGAGTAATTGACAGCACAAATATAAAAGTGCTAAAATTCGGCACACATATTGGATTCATAGAAGAAGCCACTATCAAGGACGCTGGAAAACACTGTGACTTGATTATTTTGACAATGACGCGACAACAATGTCGCTTCTTGAAGGATTAAATCATGGGTTTAAATTTAGGCAAACCATCAGCACCTCCAGCGCCAGATTACACGGCGGCGGCACAACAAACAGCCGCAGGCAACTTAGAAGCTGCTCGGTCAGCAACTAAAGCAAATCGAGCTAATCAATACACACCTTATGGCTCGCTCACATGGGCGCAAGACGCAAATAACCCCGATAGTTGGACGCAATCCATCAACCTAAACGACACAGGGCAAAGGTTACTAGACGCAAGCAATCGAAGTAGCCTAGGACTAGCTGGATTGCAAGATAGTGCCACAAGTCGAGTAGCGGATATGCAAGCAACGCCATTCGATTATGGCTCTGTGCAAGATGTGCAAGACCAAGCCTATAAGGGCTATACCTCGCGGCTAGACCCACAATGGGAGCAGGCATCACAATCTAACGATGCAAGATTAGCCAATCAAGGTATTGTGCAAGGCTCAGAAGCTTATAACAACGCTATGCGAACATTCAACCAAGGTAAGAATGATGCATATCGCCAAGCAAGCACAGCGGCTATCAATACAGCACCACAAACGCTACAAATGGCTCAGGCTTTGCGTAGCCAACCATTAAACGAACTAAACGCACTACGTAGCGGCTCACAAGTTCAAAATCCACAATTTAGTGGATACACTAACCAAGGACAAACGGCAGGCGCTGATTATTTAGGTGCGGCAAATGCTGGATATGGTGCGGCTAACGATGCGGTAAATGCTCAAAACGCACAAACAGGTGGATTCTTTAATGGTCTAGCCAGAATGGGCGCAGGCGCTTTAGCTGGCGGCTGGAAACCTTGGGTGTAATCATGGCAACAGCAAACATTGGAAATGACTTAGAACTAGCACAGATTGACTATCAACGTAAGCAGGCACTTGCCGATGCTTTGCGTAAGCAATCAATGGAATCTCCACAAGGTCAAATGATTGGACGTAGATACGTCGCCCCAAGTTTGACTCAAAATTTAGCTCAATTGATGGAAGGCTATCAATCGGGTCAAATGGGCAAACAAGGTTTAGAAGAACTGCGTAACGCACGTCAAGCCTACGACACACGTAGCCAAGGTGAAATGCAAAACTTCATGGGCGCAATGCGTGGCACACCTGCAAGCGAATCACAAAACGTAGCTCCTGACGAATACGGTCAAATGACCAACCAACCGATTCAAAACCCAGCACAAGCACCTAACCAAGCTCGTGCAATGGCTCTTGCTTTGCAGTCTAAGAATCCATCTTTGCAAGCAATGGGTAGCGAGATGATGAAAAATGAGATGTTCCCTAAATTGCAGGTTGTTGGACGCTCTTTGCTTAACCCTAAAGGCGAGGTTGTCGGCACAGACCCAACGGTAGAGGCTGAAAGATTAGCTAAGACTGAAGAAGCACAACGCGCACAACGAGAAAAGATTGAGGCTAACAAAGAATTGGCGGCTTCTCGCGCATTGGAAGCTAAACAGCGTCAAGATGAAAATCTCGCTCTGCGCCGTGAATTAGCTGGGCAAAGTAACGAAACTAGACGAGCTATGATGATGGCTAGTCGTCAATCTGATATTCCAAAACTAAAACAGGGTGAAATATGGAATCCTGAATTGCAACGTGTAGACGCAGTAAAAGGCAGTGATACATATATCAAACAAAGCGGGGCACATGGCAAAGACTATGCTGCGTTGAATGGCATTGATACCAAATTAGATAATGCAATTGATACGATAAATAAGATTTTAGACCCTAAAAACAAAGATGCTTTTGAGTCTAATTTTGGCGGTTATAACGCGCTTATTTCTAACAAGTTCCCCGGCAAGACGCAAGACACCCGCATGGCTATCGAGAGCCTAAAGTCAAACATGAAAAATGCAGGTTTGGAAATGATGCGGTCTGGCGGCGCAATTGGAGCAATGACCGAAAAAGAATGGCCTATCGTAGAAGGCATGATTTCACGTATTGACCCAACACTAAGCGAAGGCGAAGCTAGGGCTGAATTGCAAAAAGTTGCGGCTTACATGGGCAAGATTAAATCTAACGCTCGTGATGCGTATAACACAGAATGGGGTAATACACAATATGTTAAACCTCAATTAGGTGGCGGCAAGCCTGCGGTAGCGGCTCCATCAGCCAAAGGCGGTGCTAAATTTTTAGGGTTTGAATAATGCCTATCGCACGTTTTCAACTTGAAGATGGTCGTGTAGCACGGTTTGAAGTGCCAGAAGGAACTACGCCTGAACAAGCGCAATTGATGATGACTGAGCATTTTTCTCCGACAAAAGCTACACCCCAAGCAGCGTCATTGTCAAAAATGGATAGAGTGCTAAAAGGCGTAACAGACCCAATAGAAGGCGGCGCTCAGTTGTTAACTGAAATGCTACCGAAAAGCGTAGTAAACGCTGGCGATGCGGCGCAAAACTGGATTGCTGAAAAAACAGGTTTAATGAACAAATTGCCACAAGGCGGTTCGCCTGAGTTGTTCAAACAAAACGAAGCAGCTTATCAAGCTAGACGAGGTGGAGATACCAGTACAGATTGGGCGCGTATCGCTGGAAACGTGGTAAGCCCTGCAAATATCTTATTGGCATCAAAATTACCAATGGCAACTGCTGGCGCTGGATTAGCCGCTAAATCGGCTTATGGCGCTTTAGGTGGTGGATTGAGCGCACTAACATCTCCCGTAACTGAAGGTGATTTCTGGACAGAAAAGGCTAAACAAGTTGGCGCAGGCTCATTATTTGGCAGCGCTACACCTGCTGTAATGAGCGGTGTTTCTAGCGTCATTAGTCCAAAGGCTTCTACTAACGAAAAACTTAATTTATTAAAAGCTGAAGGCGTAAGCCCGACAATTGGACAAACTTTAGGCGGGTGGGCTAATCGAGCAGAAGAAGCGGCGACAAGTCTGCCATTTATCGGTGATGCAATAACAGCGGCAAGAGGTCGCGCCCGTGAGCAGTTTAATAAAGCTGCAATCAATCGAGTGACAAGTCCAATTGGTGTAAAAGTTGAAGGCACAGGTCACGAAGCAGTTAAAGAAGCTGGTGACCTTGCATCTGCTGCATTTGAAAAGGCTAAACGTGATTTAGGTGGCTTTAAGTTAGACAACCAATCAATTACTGAGTTGGATAGCCTTAAAAAATTAGCAGTCTCAGGATTAGAAGGCAGAGAACGAAATACTATCAAAAAGTATTTTGATGACTATTTAAGCAAAAAAGCTCTTACATCTGACTCTTTTATGGAATTGGATAGCAAATTATCATCTGATATTGCTAGATTCGGTAAAGGTGATGCATACCAACAAAAGGTAGCAGACGCATTAAAAGAAGTTCAAGGTATTATCTTTAGTGCTGGCGAACGTGCAAATCCAACAGCGGCTAAAGACTTCAAAAAAGCAAAAGAAGCATGGGCGAATCTTGTTCGTTTAGAGGGGGCATCTAAGTCAGCTAAATTAACTGAAGGTGTGTTTACGCCCGGACAGTTATTAACAGGCATACAAGGAGCAGACCAAAGCGTTAGAGATAGGGCGACTGCTCGGGGCACATCTTTAATGCAAGACTTGGCTAGCGCTGGTCAATCTGTACTTGGTAATAAATTAAACAACTCAGGCACAGCAGACAGAGCTTTGTATGGCGGTGGACTTCTTGGAATTGGCGCAGGTGGAATGACTAGCCTTCCTGCTACTGCTGCATTAGTTGGAGGTGGAATTGGTGCTTATACGCCGCCCGTTCAATCTTTGCTTCGTGGCGCGGTAAGTTCTAGACCAGAAAGCGCCCAAGCGATAGCCCAAGCGCTCCGCAATCGAAGCATTATGTTCGCTCCTGCATCTGGCGCAGTAGGCGCGGAATTTTTGAAATAGTGTTGCAATGAGAACTGTTGAAACAGAAGTAATTGAAATACTTAATAGTTGGTTGTCAGTCATAGGGGAAAATCATGCCTTTTAACGGTTCAGGAACATTTACAGTATATACACCAGGCAATCCTATTGCCAACGGCGATACAAGCGATGCCACGTATTTTAATAATACGATGACGGATTTTGCTACGGGGCTTTCTAACACAATGACACGAGATGGTCAAGGTGTTCCTACGGCAAACATTCCAATGGGGAATAATAAACTCACAGGTTTATCCAACGGAACTATCTCGACTGACGCAGCAGCTTATGGTCAAGTCACAGCAGCAATTACAACAGCAGCTTCAGCGGCACAAAATGGCTCACAAACCTATCTAACCTCTGTTTCAGGCACAAACACAATCACGGCTACCCTTACAGGTTTAACGGCTTATACGGCAGGTTTAACGGTTAGATTCACGGCGGCTGGAGCGAATACAGGCGCGGCGACGTTAAACATTGGCTCACTAGGCGCTATTAACGTAGTCCGTGCTGATGGTGTCGCATTGGTGACTGGCGATATTTTGTCCGCTGGTACGTATGAAGCAGTTTATGATGGCACATCGTTTAAATTGCAGGGCTCGGTAGCTCCTAGCCAATTAACTACAGCAACTCAAATCCAAACCATATCAGGCTCGGTTGCAGGTAACGATTTAACCGTAGGCGCGGGAGCTTTAACGCTTGGATTCCGTTCTATCACGCTAACAAGCGGAACGATTACAACGGTTACGGGCACTCCGTCAAACCTTGTTGTTCCTTCGGGCGCAACGCTTGGAACTACTAATGCCGTGGCTTCTAGTATTGCGGTTATCGCACTCAATAATGCAGGGACTATTGAGTTGGCAGTTATCAATACGGCTGGCGGGGTCTCATTAGACGAAACAGGTTTAATCAGCACTACTGCGATTAGCACGGGCGCTGATTTATCAAACGTCATATATTCAACAACTGCGCGGTCTAGTGTTGCTTATCGCGTTATTGGATTTATCAATAGCACACAAGCAACAGCGGGAACGTGGGCAACAACTCCTAGCCTAATCCAAGGCGCTGGCGGTCAGGCTTTGCTTAGAACAACACCACTTCAAAGCATGGTTCGCCTGAATACCGCTAATGGATATGGAAGCACAAACACACGGATTCGCAGGTTTACAAACGTCGTAGTCAATCAAGGTAGTGATATTACCTATGCCGACAGCGCGACTTTAGGCGGGTCGTTTACGATAAATACCTCGGGCGTTTATGCTTTACATTACAACGATCAATTTACGGGCAATACTGAGGTTGGATGGTCTTTAAACTCGACACAACTTTCAACGTCTATATTGTCCATCACTCAAGCGGACATTCTTTGTATAAACGATAGTCAAAGTGCTAACAACATGGGGTGCGCGTCCGTCACCGTTTATTTAGCGGCGGGTTCGGTGGTACGTTGTCATACAAGTGGTTCGGCTTCTGGTGTCAATACTACTGGCTGTCAAGTAACTGTTACAAGGGTGGCATAACATGGGAAAACTCGCATTTAACGACGGTAACGATGGCTATTATCAAGTGGACGTTCCTGATGGACACGCAGCTCCTGAATGGACGAGTGCTTTAATCCCTTGCGCCATACAGCCTATTGAGCAGCCTGACCCCAAAGACGCAATACGAGCTCAAATTAAGGCAATGGAAACTGAGAAGATGATGCCACGAGCTACACGAGAGTTTATGCTCTTGTTCTTAGAGGCATCGTTTACACCTGAGCAACTCTCGCAAAACATCGGCTATGCTGGCGTCAAGGCTTTCGACAATCAAATCAAAGTACTGCGCGACCAACTATGATTTCAGTTTTCATACTACTCCCTCTATACTTTATATCTGTTCAGTATGAGCGCGGTGGCATATGGTCTTTGCTATTCCCCATCGTTTTAATCTCGCTCATTATTGACGTGGTTTTAAACTATACCGAGCTTGCTATTCTTACGCTAGATATGCCTAAGTATGGCGAGTGGACATTTAGCAAAAGACTCTCAAGATTACAATATAACGAAGGTTGGCGAGGTCATTTTGCGCGATACATTGCCAACTGTCTAAATAAAATAGCGCCTAGTGGAAAACATATTTATGGCTGACCCAACTAACTTTTTAGACATAGCGGTGATAAAAATCGCTGGTGTAGTGGGCGCACTATGCTCACTTCGATATATTAAAGGAGCATGGCATGAACGGCTCACAATGGTCGTTTTTGCTTGTTTTGCTGCTTATCATGGCGCTGCGCCTCTTGCTGAAAAGTTTGGACTTCCTGAAGGTGTTTGTGGGCTTTTAATCGGGTTTCTCGCGGCGGCTGTGGCTGAAAAGTTATTAGAGCTAGTACAAAGCAATGAGTTATGGGCTAAGGTCAAAGCGAAATTATTATGAATACGTTGTATGTAATCGCTTCCTCTATATTGGTGGTGTTGTGTTTAATTGGAATTGTGAGCGATAAATTCCACGATAACATCATCCAAAGAATCGCTATGAGTGGCATGATATTGTCATGCGCGGGGTTTATCTATCAAATGCATCTCGGTAACTTGCCGACTAATTTTGAATTGTTCGTGATTTCAGTATCATTATATGCAATAGCAACAACATGGAAACTACGCGATGGACGAGACCAAAACAGCAAAGAATGACCTTGCAAGTCTATTAAGAGACTTTGCCCAAGGTGCTAGTAATAGCGCGGCAACCAACGTGGCTATCCCCGTGGACGCTATCGCATGGCTATTGCGAAAAAGCGGCGTAAACATACCGCCAAACCCCGTTATGGGTAGCGATTGGATGGCTGAAAAAGGATTGACGAGAGAGCCAAAAAACAAACTCGCTGGCTTAGTTGGCGACATGGCTGGAATGGTTGCACCTTTCGCGGCTGCGGCTAAAGCGCCTCAAATTGCAAAGGGATTATTAGCGGCTGGCGATGCTATGCCTATGGGCAGTAAGTCTGTACAAAGCATGTCTAAAGCTAGTCCTATGGCTGATAGGGGCGCTATCGTATGGCATGGCTCACCTCATAAATTTGATGCGTTTGATGCAAGCAAAATTGGCACGGGTGAAGGTGCGCAGGCTTATGGGCATGGGCTTTATTTGGCTGAGTCGCCTAGTGTTGCTGGAGAATATAGAAAAGCATTAACTGGCAATCATAATTTAGACCAATTTAATCCGACAGTAAATGGTGAAATTGTAAATTCTCCAGTTGTTAAAAACATAATTAGAAGCGGAAGAACGCCAGAAGATTTTATTTCCTCGATGCAAAGAAAATTAGACTCTCAATTAGTAGATTTATCAAAAGCAAGTAAGGCTGATGAATTGGGTATTGGCATATCAGATTACGATCTAGCCATGCAAAATGTAAATGCCACTAAAAAAATGATAAATGAAGCCAATGGATATATTGGTAAAAACATAAAAAATGAGCCGCTTGGAAGTATCTACAAAGTAGACCTACCAGACGAACACATAGCAAAAATGCTAGATTACGATTTGCCAATAAATCAGCAAAGCCCGCAAGTTTTAGAGGCTTTGAATAAAAGCGGAATGTTAGAAAACGCAAGAAAATCAGGTGGATTTGCAGAAAAAGATTATGCTAATTTAATGCAAGGGAGGCATTTATTGCCAGCGTCAAGAAATGGAGGTGGTGCAGAATCTTCCAATATGTTGCGCGATGCTGGTATCCCCGGTATCAAATACCTAGACGGCGGCTCACGTATTGCAGGTCAAGGCTCATCAAACTATGTCGTATTCCCCGGCAATGAACGTCTATTAAAAATACTAGAACGTAACGGTCAAACACTTCCATGAATGAAGCCATAATAAAGCGCAGCGAAAGCACTGACGAAGGGACTTCTGGCGTTTTATCTTTTGGCAGTCAGATGCTTTTTACGATGGAGCTACCTTGGCGCGATAATATGCCTAGAATGTCGTGCATCCCCGTTGGTAAGTACACTTGTTCGATAGTACGTAGCCCAAAGTTTGGCAAGGTGTATGAGATTAAAAACGTGCCTAATCGTAGCCATGTTTTGATTCATTCGGCTAACTTTGCGGGGAATAGTGACTTAGGATACAGCACTCAATTACACGGCTGTATAGCGCCTGCTACACGGCTTGGAACGATGCGAAACTCGAAGGGTGATATGCAACTAGCTGGATTAGTTTCTCGCGCTGCATTGACTCAATTTATGCGATGGGCTGATGACAAGCCATTTACTTTAAGGATTGAATAATGTTTTTATCACTACTATCGCCACTTTTAGGCTCGGCTCTAGGCGGTCTTTTTGCATGGCTAAAAGGCAATCAAGATTTACAAAGCAAAAGACAAGACCAAGAGTTCGAGATTAAAAAACAATCGCACGAACTAGCTTTGCGAGACAAAGATATTGAAGTCGCAAAAGCTGAGGCACAAGGGCGCAAAGATGTGGCTATCGTAGAAGGCGAGGCTATTATTGAATCTGCGCGGTTTAAAGCTATTGCTGATGTTGACAAGGCTGACCAAGTAACCGCTGACGAGATTAAAGCGGCTGGATGGTGGGGTTGGTTGTTAGTTATCGTGTCGGCTATGCGTAAATCAGTTCGCCCATTGTTAACTTACGTGATGATTGGCTCTGCATTGGCTATCAATTTTAAGGTGCTTAAATACTTTTTAGCCGATTGGGACGGATTAGAAGCAGACCAGCAATATGAAGCGGGTATGCAATCAGTCGCATGGGTTCTAACTCAGGCAAGTGGCATCATCACTTATTGGTTCATGACGCGCAAAACTAACTAATCAACGACTTCATTCTCTTGTAATCACTTGTTAAAGCCTGCAAGCCTTCGATTGCGTATTTCCTCACACATTGGTCTCGCTCTAATAAATCTAAGAATGTCTCGCCTATCCTAGCTTTCAATCCTTGGCGATATTCAACAGCATTGCCAGATAGATAGCGGTTACATTTTTTACATTGCCCATGTGCATTGTCAGGGTGAAAGCGAAGATGTGGAGCGCTACCAACAGAACGATAATGTCCGCAATCGTAACCTCCACCTAGCGCTTCTTGCTTTAACGGCACTCCGCACGAGATACAAGGCTTATCTGCGTCTCTAGCCCTGATGTAAGCATTAAACGCTTTTTGCGCGTCCTTCATGTAATCTGAGCGAGATTTCAGTTTTTCTTTTCGCGCTTTCACTTCTTTTTGTTCTAGCTTTTCTCGCTTGTCCTTGGCATAAGTAATGGCGCAATCGGTAGAGTTTTGACATACTTTTTGCCACGGCGAACGCTTGAT